GGTAGAGTTCGCCAGATGGGGTGCGATACAATCGCTTGCCATCAAGATTGGTAGATTCTAGATTCTGTAATTCTATCTTTTCATGTATAAACATTAATCAACATCTTTATCGTATATTAGAAAGTATACATTTATAAATTTCTCTTTATCTTTACTTATCCCACCTGCATAGTAGTTCACACGAAATTTCTCAAAAACTTTCAAGGAATCGTAAACTTTTTCACTTGAGAAAGCAACCACATCCTGTTTCACTTCATGAAGATAGAGGTCATCCATGCGAATGTAGAAAGATTTTCTGCTTGAGTTTGTATCGGTAGTTTCATAGAGAAACATTCTACGATGCTTCTTCAATGCATCTTTTGCAAACTTCGGTACAAAGTAGAATCCAGATTTCTCTACCGCATCACCAACATCATAGATGCTTACATTGTTGATGATTCTGTAGTAATTGGTGTTTGTGTAGTTTTCTGGATTGTGAAAGTCCCATTTGATTGATGATATGGTTTGCTTCTTACGAATCTTCTGCTCTGCAAATTCTGGCACTTGATATGGGCGAATGCTATTTTCAAAATAGATTCTGTAATTGGCAATGTCCTTCTCTACCTCAATGGCAAATCCAACGCCGTCAGACTTCCAATAATCTTGAAGCACATCATGCTTTGGCATGTTAAGTGCCTTGCCAATTCTGTCAATCATTTCATATGATATATCTGCCGTTTCGATCATGAAAAGCACACGATCACGAATGATTTTACTCTTCGTGATCTTTACCGATTGTTCAATTGCGGTAATTGACTGATTGCGAAAAATCTCACAAAAATTTTTGACAATTGGATTTTCAGTTATAACTCTGTCCACTGGATTCATGTATCAAGTCCTCATGTTTCACCTTTGCTAATATGTAGTCTTTCACTAATGATGATCTCACAATATCTTCTGGTGTAAATTCAATTTTCGTAAATGCTTTCATGTGGTATGCTATGTCAAAGAATTTAAGAATGCCAGACTTATCGTTTGACTTTCTCAAATCGGTTTGGCGATAATCACCACACCAAATAATCTTTGATCGATAACCAACCCTTGTCATGACGGTATCGATCTCTTCAAAGTTCATATTCTGCATTTCATCAACAATGATGATTGCATCGTCAAATGACATACCACGAATGAAAGAGGTTGAAATGAATTCAATGTAACCTTGCTCTTCTAATCTCTGATATGCATCTGGTCGACCAAATAGCGTATGGCAGATTTGTCGATATGGTTGTCTGTAGATTTCTGTCTTTTCATCTAGGTCACCTGGTAAGTGTCCAACCTCTCTTGACGGTACGGCTGAACGAACAATGATAATTTTTTTGAATGGGTTTGCTTTGTCTAGAACCTCTTCTAATGCTTTATACAATGCAATGAAAGTTTTACCTGTTCCTGCTACTCCATGCAATGCTACAAAATAATCTTGTCTTTTATATGCTTCAAAAAATTGTCTTTGGTTCTCTGTTAGTGGTTCGAATGTTTTTAAATCATCTAGTCTTATCTTAAGTGTATTGTTTATAGGACTTCTTTTATTGGTACTCGTATCTGGCTCGGTGTTTGCAACATTCTTTCTTGCCATGAAAATCCTTTCGTTGTTTTTTTTATCACAGGATCATCATCAATTGCTATGCTTCTTTTTCCACTCCTTTACAACTCGTTCAGTCTTCACTTGCTTAATTGATTTACGCATGTTCTCTTGTGCAAGGGGTGAATCTGGATGTGCTTCAGAAATTTTTGAAAGTACTTCTTTAAAACCACCATCTACTTTTTGACCTGTGCCTGAGATAAGGGCAGGCACTTCGTCAAAGTATCTTTCATGATTTGGATTTTCTTTTTTATAGTCATCTAGATCACTCATGCTCATGATAACATCAAAAACTTCTTGCGTATCATTATCTTTAAATGTGTATGTAGGCATCTTCGTACAACCCTAATCTTTCATTTTCGTCTACCATTGCCTGCAAAATTCCTTCAGTAAACCATTGTGGTCTATCACGCTTAGTCCATTTTGCAAACGCCACTTTCTTTTCTACATAGTATTTATGATACGATGCAACAGAATCATTGGCAATCTTGCATTCATCTGGCATTGCAGGTGTCGGTTCTGTAAGAGGAATGTCACGAATATTTTTTGGTGCATTGTATAAAAAGTCGATATACTTTTCACATGCATGACGCTTACCATAGCGGTGAGTGTATTCTGCGAGTAAGTGCAACCACATCTTTAAAAGCCAAATGTAATTTTGCTTGCTTGCACGAACCCACACATTCGATGGGTGATTAATATGGGATGCTTTCATCAAGCCATTCTCATATTTTTCATCTTGCATTCGCCAACGCTTGATTCTGCGACCATTGGCAGTCTTGTCGATATACTCTTCACCATCAAGAATGCGGTGTGCAGTAGACATTAATTGTGCGTATTCAATGATCATCTTGACCACATGCTTGTCACAATGCATCTCTGCACAAGTCTTCGGATTCGAATCAAGGTAGAAAATGTTCATTCAATTAATGTCCTGTCTTGTATCAACCAATATTCTTCGGTTGCTTTCTTTGCAAACTCATAAGCAATATATTGTCCCAAATATACTTCTTCATTCACATTGAAAATAATTTTGGCTAACCAAATTTTCGAATGTGTAATTTTATTAATCTGCCCAACTACACGACCGTCTTCTTCATTGTAAAAATAGAAAACATCATGATCACCGTCTTTCCATAATCTGTCCATTACCACCGCCCATCATCAATTATAACACGAATCCAGACAGGACCCAAGTGAAGACAATTCTCAAATACAGGATCATCCCATATACTATTACCACTTACAAAACCAAAGCGCCAATGAAAAGGATTCAATACAATTCCAATCCATACGCCTGAATATTTTAACCAGTTCATAGTAGGTATTTAAGAATAAAATTTAATATGACCATCGAATAAACGAAAACCAGGATGACTACAAGCCACCCTGGCATTCTGTCAATTATTTTAATCATCAAATTCGCCCATCTCATCGGCAACATCATACACCCATTCGATAGGCACTTGCAGAAAGTCTGCAATTTTTTGAAAAGACATTTGCGGATAATTGACGATATACTCTTGAATCTCAATCATCTTATCAGCCATTTTGCTCATTCAAGTTCTCCAAATAAAATTTCAATTGGTCAAGAAGATATCCAAGGTAGATATTCAACTGATTCATTAGGGGGTAAATAGACATAATTTCTCCGAGTATCATGCGAAACTCCTTTCATTAAGTTCATTATACTCTATTGTCGGCTCTTTGTAAAGTATCTCGCCGTCATACTCCAACTGCGATTTCTCAAACTCAGAGAGATAATCATCAGCCTCAATTGACCAATCGATTACACTCTCTTGAAAATAATCATCGTCACGCTCTACACATGCCATTGATACAATCTCTTCAAGGTTGCCATTGATAGGCACATTGAGAATTTTATAATCCGAACCACCCTTTGCCTTCCAGTAGGCATCGGCACCAGTACCAATGGTACCGTCTTCGTTCCATGCGTAGTTCTCATAAACTTGAGTGCGGATAACAAGCATAGCCATTTCAAAATTCCTTATAGAAAGTAACCAAGAGCAAAAGCACCACCAGCAATTGCAATACCAACTGCAATCACAACCATGAACATAAAGTCAGCACCCATGCCATCCATGCTAAACGGATCACCGCCGAGTAATTTGACAATGCCGAATGCAGGAATTAAAAATGGGGCAAGAAGAATAATCCAGAATGTAGCCCAAATTACTTCAAGTACTTTCATGGCAATTCCTTTCATGACAACTCCTTATAGGTAGAGAGGACCAGTCCAACGAATTGTGTAACCACCGTCAAGGATATTTCCTCGTGCCGCATTACGGGCAGGAGCCGCCCAACCAGCAGGCTTCAGGAGATCACCTTTACGGAATTTTTTGTCATTGTCACCTTTGACAATGAAACCCCAAACACATCGCTGGCTACCAGACTTGGTAATCACTT